GAGGCAGCGTGATGGCACTCGCAACCTCGCACTGCCCAAATTGCAAAACCAAAATGACAACTGTGGACTCAAGACCGCACTTGCTTTACGGCTTTCCAACAATTAGACGCAGGCGGAAATGTTTGACATGCGACTTTCGTATAAGCACAGTCGAACTGCCTGTGTCGCTCACAGATGAAATATTCCAAGAGGATTGAAATGGAACAGATCGCAACACTCGAAACTCAAATCAAAGAGTTTAACAAAATGGTCGATAGATCACAGACATCAATCAACCACCTCACAACATTCTCCGCGATCTGCCAGTCGTATCCAGTAACAAGCGCAGACCTCGCAGTCAAAATGGATATCAAAAACTCAACCCTCAACAGATTGCTGCACTCGCTCGCTAAAAATAGCAGAGGCCAAACAGAAGCAGCAGAGCTGATCGAAATCGAAATGGACGCAAAAGATAAGCGCCAAAGAAATATAAACCTAACACCCAAAGGCAAAAGCCTCATGGATAAAATGTTCGGAGCAAAAAATGATCGTTAAATCTTGGAAGTTCACAGGCTTCAAATCAACATTCCCAGATTGGGTTGCAGAAAATACATCCAAACGTGCAGGTTCTTCCCACCTCTGGGTTCACACACAATATGGTGAAGCGCCAGCAAGAGAAGGCGAATGGATCTCAATTAATCTGCGAGGCCACGTAGATATTCACAGTAAAAAACCAGAAGGATGGGCAAAAGAAATGATGGCAGGCGCAGCATTCGTAGTTCTGATGGCAGCATTGTTTGTAATATTCCTTGCAATGTGATAGCAAAAATGTACTGCTCGATTTGGCCCATGCCTGTGGCCTCATCCCAAACTGACCCCACCCGGCTAGGGTTCGCACTGCAACGGTGGGGTTTCTTTTTTAAATGATCTATCTTACATTGCAGTAAAACTGGGAAGATCACCACATGGCAAAGAAAAAATCAAAGAACCCTGTCGGAAGACCCAAGTTCGAGGTCACTGATGAAGTTTTAAAAGAAGTAGAAGAGATGGCAGGGCAAGGTTTAACTGTCAAACAAATTGCTTCTTGCTTGGGTATTTCACCATCAACTTTTTATCTTCATCAAACAGAAAATTCAGAGTTTTCGGAGACTATAAAAAAAGGACAGGCAGTTGGAATCCAAAAAGTGACCAATGCCTTGTTCCAAAATGCCACTGTCGAAAAAGATAATGTAGCCATAATTTATTATCTAAATAACAGAGACAGAGAGAACTGGTCCAACAAACATGAAGTCGCAACAACCGTAGAACAAAAGCACGTCATAGATATTACGAGGATTAGCGATGAACAACTCAACGCACTTGCAACAATTTTTGAACAGTCTAACACTGGAGCAAGTGCAGGCGGAGCGTTACCGCAGATCATTGAGGGAGTTTACGAAAGCAGCTTGGCCGACGATTGAACCGGGCGTTGAGTTTCAAAACAACTGGCACGTCGATGCAATCAGCGATCACCTCCAAGCCGTTGTCGAAGGCGACATCAAACGTCTGATCATAAACGTGCCGCCACGCCACATGAAATCCATCAGCGTGGCCGTTGCGCTGCCAGCTTGGACTTGGACCCATCAGCCAGAAAAGAAGTTCCTGTACGCTTCTTATGCCTCCTCCCTGTCCATCAGAGACAGCACAAAGTGTCGCCGCCTGATCGACAGCCCGTGGTACAAGCGCCACTTCGGTGAAAAGTTTCAGCTCACTGGTGACCAAAACCAGAAGCAAAGGTTCGAGAACGACAGGACAGGATACCGCATAGCCACGTCTGTAGGCGGCGCTCTGACAGGTGACGGTGGTGACATCATCTGCATCGATGACCCACACAATGTGGTAGACAGCGACAGCTCTAAGGTGCGTGAAGGCGTTCTGGAGTGGTGGGACCAAGCCATGCAGACCCGGCTTAACGATCCCCGCACTGGCGCTTTCGTTATCATCATGCAGCGTGTGCATGAGCAAGACCTGACCGGGCATATCCTGTCCAACCAGCTAGGCGATGAGTGGAACCACCTCTGCCTGCCTGCCAGATACGAAATCGGCCACCCAACGCCAAGCAAGTCATGGCTGGGCTTTTCAGATCCGCGCACAAAAGAGGGTGAGCTGCTCTGGCCTGAACGCATCGATGACAGAACGCTAACAACTCTAGAGCGAAGCCTTGGATCTTATGCAGCCGCTGGCCAGCTACAGCAGCGCCCATCACCCAAAGGTGGCGGAATCCTAAAGGCAAGCTGGTGGGTTCCTTGGGAGAAGGAAGACCTGCCCGACATCGAATACGTTTTGCAATCATACGATACAGCCTTCGAGGCCAAGGAAAGCTCCAGCTTCAGCGCCCGTACAACTTGGGGCGTGTTTAGCCACAAGGGCGCAATGTGCGCTATTGTGCTTGAATGTTGGTACGATAAGGTCAGCTACCCTGACCTTCGCCGCATGGCGCAAGAGGCTTACGATGAATGGGAGCCAGATGCAGTGCTGATCGAGAAGAAGGCGTCAGGACAATCTTTGCTGCAAGACTTACGCATGGCAGGCGTACCAGTTTTGGCCTACAGTCCAGATCGTGACAAGGAGGCTCGCGCCCATGCCAGCTCCGCACTTTTGGAGGATGGAAGGATTTTCTTCCCTTCCAGCCGAAAATGGGCTAAAGATTTAATTGATATATGTGCTGCATTCCCAGCTCACCCAAATGATGACGTAGTGGACACATGCACCCAAGCGTGGTTAAGATTACGAAAAGGGTGGTTTGTTGGGCATAGCGAAGACCCAGAAGATGACGAACCTGTACAAAAACAAAGGATGACGCTCTATGGCTGACCCAAACATTATCCCGTTTGCCGAAGGCGCTCCAGCCGACGAACTCATGATCGAAGAGCTTGCCGATGGCGATGTGCTAATTGGAGATCCAGAGCTTGACATGATGGACGAAGTCGATGACGCACAATTCGACATCAACTTAGCCGAAGTAATCGACGAAAAAGAATTAGCCCGAAAAGCTCAAGAGCTGGTCAGCTACTACGAGAATGACCGCGCAGCCCGTGCCGAATGGGAAGAACGCTATAAGGATGGCCTGAAGACGCTAGATCCAGATGGCGGTCTGCCAGAAGGCGAAGACGCACGCGCAGCCCGTGGGCTGTCAGTCGTGGTGCATCCGCTAATCGCTGAAGCCGCCACACAGTTCAATGCCAAGGCAATTGCAGAGCTGTACCCGTCAGGTGGCCCGATTAAAACAATCATCATTGGTACGCCAGACGAAAAGCTAGAAGAGCAAGCTCGACGTACTAGAGAATACATGAACTACCAGATCACGCAGGAAATGCCTGAATACTTCCCTGATCTGGATCAGATGCTGTTCCACCTTCCGCTGATCGGCCACACGTTCAAAAAGGTATGGTGGGACGCCAACCTAGATCGCCAGTGCAGCCAGTTCGTTAAGGCTGAAGACTTTGTGGTGGCTCCAGAAAGCAAAGACCTCTACACGTCACCCCGCTACACCCACGTCATCCGTATGCCGAAGAATGACTTCAATCGCTACGTTAAGAACGGATACTACCTGCCGACTAAGTACGGTGGCGGCGATGGCCTAGATCCGTCAGGCGATGTGATCGGTGAGATCGAAGGCGTTGACCAGTCCGATGATAGCCAAGACAATGTGATGACACTGCTTGAGATGCACGTCTATGACCTGTTCGACGGCATTGATGGCGAGGAAATGGATGACGGTGATGTCGATGACAACGCAGTCGCCATCCCGTATGTGATCACCATCGACTATGAAAACCAGAACGTGGTGAGTATTCGCCGCAACTGGCAAGAAGACGACGAAATGAAAAAGCGCCGTGACTGGTTTGTGAGCTACAAGTTCCTGCCCGGTCTGGGTTTCTATGGCTTTGGACTTTACCACATGATCGGTGGCTTGGGTAAAGCGGCGACAGGATCGCTTCGCGCCCTTCTCGACAGTGCCGCATTCTCCAACATGCAGGGTGGATTTAAGCTGCGTGGCCGTGTCCAAGGCGGCGACATGCAGATCAGCCCCGGTGAATTTGTGGATCTCGACAGCACAGTCGATGACGTAAACAAGGCCATCATGCCTTTGCCGTTCAAAGAGCCGTCAGGATCGCTCTTTAATCTGCTTGGATTTATGGTGGATGCAGGTCAGCGTTTCGCCAGCACGGCAGATCTTAACATTGGTGACGCGAATCCAAACGCCCCAGTCGGCACGACTGTCGCCCTGATTGAACAGGGATCAAAAGCGTTTAGTGCAATCCACAAACGACTTCACTACGCGCAGGGCCAAGAGTTTAAACTCCTTGCGGGGCTGAACGCTGAAAACCTCCCTGATGAGTTCAGCTTTTCGCAGGCTGGAGCTGCGGAGATTATCTATCGCACCGACTTTGATGATCGGATTGACATTGTTCCAGTGTCTGATCCTAACATCTTCTCGACAGCCCAGCGCATCGCGCAGGCACAAGCTGTCTTGGAAATGGCGCGATCAGCTCCGCAGCTTCACGACCTATACCAAGCATACAAGCGGATGTATGAGGCGATCCGCATTCCAAATATCGATGAGATCCTGAAGAAGCCTGAAGAGGCGGTGCAGATGGACCCGATTGATGAGAACATGAGCGTTCTTTATGGCAAGCCAATACGCGCCTTTCCAGAGCAAGATCACGATGCTCACATCGCAGTTCACATGCAGTTCATGCAAGATCCATCGCTGGCTGGTAACCCCAGCGCAAAGCAAATGCAGCCCGTGTTGATTGCTCACATAGCAGAGCATATTGCGCTTCTGTACCGTCAGCGCATGGAGGCAAGCATCCAGATGGAAATGCCGCCAATGCCAAACTTCAGAGATCCAGACTTCAAGTTTGGTGAAGTAGATCCTCAGATGGATCTTTTGATCAGCCAGCGCGCGGCGCAAGTTGTTGCGGCAGCTCCTCAGATGAAGCAAATCGAGGCACTATCTGGTATGGCTGGCGGTCAGGGACAGCAGGGTAATCCACTGCAATATGCACAGGAACTGGCTAAACTGGAGACTGATGCGCTCAAGGCGCGTACACAGGCGCAGATACAAGCTGATCAGGCCAAGGCTAAATCCAACATTGAGATCAAGAAGGCTGAAGCCCGTCAGGACATGGAGATCGAAATGGCCAAGGCGCAAGCTGACATGCAGGCCAAGATTACTAAGCTGGAGGCAGATTTGCAGCTAGAACGTGAAAAGAACGCGGCGAAGATTCAGATGGAGATGATGAAAAATGTACCCCCCACAATATAATCTACCTCCACTGCGTCCTGATTTATTTGGGGCATTGCCCTCTGCGGCACAGGCTGGAGGTCCACCACCACCCCCACAGGCAGGCGGTCCACAGGGTGGGCCACAGGGCGGTCAGCCAATGGATATGAATAAGTACCTGATTGACAAGGTGATGGAGATCAAGCGGCGCATGGGTGGGGGTGAATCCGGCGCGCTGGGCGCGATCACAGAGGCGATGATGCCACAACAGCCACAGCCGCAGCCACCAGTGCAACAACCACCAATGAGGGCGTGATGAATACTTTTATGGACCGCGTAAACGCGATTGTGCAGCAAAACCAAATGCCTCAGAATATGATGGCTGCACCTCAACCAGAGCCATTCTACCCAGATGCAGGTATGGGCGCATTGAGTAATATTGCTAACGGCGCGCCACGTCAAACTGAGATTATGGGCCAACCGCATATGCTGGCGTACATCAACCCACAGGAAGAGGCTTTAATACAGAGCCAACGCGGTGGAATGCCTGCGTTTGAGGGACCGGGCGGTGTGCCTGCGTATTATAGCTGGGATGATTTTAAAAGTGACATTGGTATAGGTAGCTCTACTCCTAGCGCGACAACTACCCCTAGTAACGATGATAAGCCGGGGTTCTTTGATACTATTTCAACTGGCTTGAGCAATATTGGAAATACAATAAGCACTGGCTTTAGTAATACGTTTGGAGATCAGGGTTACGTTGAGAAATTTGTTGATGAAAATATTTATGATTTTGATCAAGATAGCAACGGCACTCCAGTGACAATCACAAACAACAATAATGATACTACCCCCGCTGTTGATACTACCACTGCTGTTGCAGATCCCACACAAACTGAAGATTTTAGTGTATTGGATAAACTAATTCCAGACACTGGTGAAAATACTTTGGGGCAAAATATTATGAACCTCGCGAGTTTTCTTGGCGACAAAACTTATGTAGATGGCGTCGAGGTAGAAGACGAAAGAAGTTTATCAGAAAAACTTGCAAACCCTTTAACATTTTTTGATGGGGCATGGTATGACTCAACTGGTAAGTTGGTTGAGGTAGCGACTGGAGACGATTTAACTGGGGGCGGCACGGCTGAAGGTGTGTTTGGACCCGATTACGTCTACGGCGTGTCTGATGACTTTAGCAACAATGTTGCAGACACTACTGGCATGACAGATGACGAAATATTGGTAGAAGACGCAAGGATGCAAATGCTTGAGGATATTCCGCCTAGTATGACTTCATATTTTGCCTCGTTCTTGCCGGGTATGGTGATTCCTTATTTTGGCGGTATGCTTGGCGAAGAAATGTTGATGTCTGGGATTGACGACCGTAGAGCGATTTTTGATCAACAGATAGCTGCATTAGAAGGTGGGGCCACGCCAATATTTAATGAAGCTGGTGAGTATACTGGCTATGAGGGTGAGGCTGGTACGATTGATTACACGATGGATGCTGCTGATACCACTGCCACTGATACTGATACTGGCGCAGAAACAGTCATCAACACCAGCACTGACGCAGAAACAGTCACTAACGATCCAGTTGTTAACAGAATATACAATCGGTTCTTCATAAGCGGAAGTGCTGCTGGCTTGCCAGCCTATATGGCGAGATGGGTTAACGGAATAGATTTCAATGAGACGTTGGAAAAAGTTATAATAGACGGTAAGGTAATGTATAGAAATGCTGAAGGTGCGCTTCTGTCTGAAGAAGATCTTAGCACTGCACTGAAGTATGATGCTACAGAAGAAGATATAACATAGGAGGCTATAATGGCTGATATAACACAAAACCCAGACTACCAATTGGTCATGAAGTTCCTGCAAAACATTCGCCCCGGCGATATGGATCAAGAATCATCAGATCAATTGATGATGATTGGCCAACGTATTCAAGCTGGTGGCGCACTTACTGACCGTGAACGCGAGATGTTCGAGGCGGTTGTTGGCGCTACGGACAGGTTCCCAGTTGAGCAAATGGATTCTTTCCCGCAGGGTACAAATCCAGATATTATGAAAGATCCTAGTATGGGCGCAGTGTCTGAAGGCGAGATGAGATTGGCAATGGACACAGCAATGCCAACAAATCTTACTCCAGAACAAATGGATCAGTTTATGGCGGCAAAGAATGCGGCTCAAGAAGCAGAGCGACGTGGAATTGATATGCAAGGTGAAAGAGCTGGGGCAAGAATGATGCCTGACACTCCAAGACCTCAAATGGCTCCAGACGCTGGAAG